GTCGTCGTTCATCGTGTTCCCCTCTTGCGTATGACGGCCGCGGCGATGGCCACGGCGCGGATGAGTAGGTCTAGGATCACGGCGTGTCGGTCCTCTCGGCCATCATGCCGTGAAGGTGCGCCAGCGTGCTGGCGGCGTCCTCGGCCAGCCAATGCAGCCCCATGACGACGCCTTGCGGGAGGCGGGCGATTTCAGCGTCCGCGTGCAAGGCTTGCAGCCGGTCCAGAATGGACGCGAGACGCCCGCCAATGGCGGCGGCGTTGATGGCGGCGGGTGTGGGTCGGTCGGTCATGCCAGATACTCCTCCCATGCGGCGACGATAGCGTAATCCGGCGGCAGCGCGTCCCTGTCGTGCGGATCCGCGCGGTAGTGCTCGCGGGCGTTGTGCAGCAGGCTGGCCAGGGCTTCATCCGGTTCGGGATCATGCGCGGTCGAGTAGGCCAGCGTGTCGCCCTGCCATAGCTCGACACTGGCGACGGCGCCGCATGCATCGCGGCGCCAGATGACGATGGGATAGTAGCTCACGGTGCGTTGCTCCCCTTAGCGGCGGCAGATGAAGGCGAAGCCGGAGCCGGGCAGGCTCCCGCCGTCCATGTCCTCGGGCCAGCCAAAGCGACGCGCCAGCGCCACGGCGGCAGCCTTGTGGTTCTCATAGATGCCGATGGCGTGGTCCCATGAGACGATGACGCTGCCCGCGTCTGCGGTGGCCTTCACGCGGCCCGGCAGGCGATTGGTCGGGCCGAGGAATTTGGTTTGGATGGCTTGATACATGGTCTATCCCCTTGTGTGCGGTGGTCGCAGGAAAATCTGTAGCGTTATGCGTGCCGTGACGCAATAGGTCTTATGGCGTCACGATCAGCAGAGCCCAAAAGCCCGTGACGCAGAGGCCGGTGATGACGCCGTAGCCGATGGCGCGGGCGAGGGTGCGGAGCATGGGTGCGGATCCTCTCACTTGCTGGCGGGCGGGTGGGTGGTGCTGCCGGGATTGGCAGCGGCGAAGCGGTGCGCGCGTGCCTCCGGCAGGTAGAAAGCGCGGCCATCGGGCAGGACGACGCACCACTTGGCGGCGGCTGCTGCGGCCATCAGCGCGCCGATACCGGGCGGCAGCAGTGGGTCATCCCGAAACGGGTCAGCGGGGCGGGGCATGTGTGCAGGTCCTTAGATCGGGTTGCTATCGAGGAAGGCGCGGGCGCGCTCGTGCTGCGCCATGTTCTGTTCGCGAAGGCGCAGGGCGCGATGCATCTGCGCGAGATGGGCAGCCTCGCCCGCAGCATTGCCGCGCCGCATGGCTTGATCGGCCAAGCGTTCCGCCCACAAGGCCTCACGGTTCCACCCTTGCGCCCGCTTGAGCGCGGCGGCAGATTGGCGGGTTGCCTTCACGATTGCGACTAAATCGGCCATGGTGTGATGTCCTATCGGTTGCGACAGAAGAAGCATATAGGGTGCGCCCCGTAGGGCGCAACCCTTTCTATTGCACTATGCGGCCACCCGGACCACAAAGCCAGACGTGTCGCGGCGGGCCTTTGCACCCTTCGGCGTGAGCCCGACAATGGTGCCGCGCGGGTCTAGGTGGCGAAGGTCGTGCGCGTCCCCGTCGATAACGCGCATGCCGTTCCACATGGCGGGGACGCGATCGAAGACGACGGCCGCATTGCCACCTTGCGCCACGATATCCGCGACAGTCGCGTCGTTTTCTTCGTTGCGCGACAGTGTGAGGTGGTAATTAGCGGGCAGCGCGCGCCGCATGCGGCTCGCGATTTTGGTGTAATCCACGAATTGGATATGAGGGAACGCGTCCATAAGGTTGCGGTACCGCACGCCCGCGCGCTCGCAGGCAATGCCTTCCCACGCGATATCCGTGGATCCGTTCATACGGACGCAAAGGCGCAGCCCCATGCGGGTCGCCTTGTGTTCGGCTAGCTCAATCGACCGGACCACATCGGCCATGTAGGCCGCGCGGTCACGCATGAACCGGCGCGCCTTATCAATGCGAGACTGGCGCACGGAATTGATATCCATATCCCGTGCGACCATTGAAGCTTGGCCGGAATACCAGCCAAGGCATGCGGCGCGGCAGCCTGCGGTTGCCTTTGGGCAGAGGTCGCCGACACCGGCGACGCTAGCGGGCGCCATGTAGTGGATGGCATTTAGATAGCCATAGCCTTGCGCCTTGATGGCCTTCGCGCTGTCGACGCTAAAGATTGTGTTTTGCATGGTCCGACTGTCCCTAATCGGTTGCGACAAGAGAAGCGTATAAGCCACTTCGCAGCCGATGCAACAGAAAATGTGGCGCCAGCTACGCTTTTTTTCCGGCGCCAGGCGGCGTAGGATTTTATTCTAGCCTAGCGCGGGATTTCGGCGGTTTGCGTGGCTGTTTCGGTATGGTTGTGCGGTGGCTAAACCGCCGAACTGCCGAACCAAAAAGCGCCGCCATATCAACGCGGTCGCGCGGGCTTTCGGCGGTTTCGGTAGTGCTGTTGTTATATTGTTTAGATATAGTAGGTATATATACCTATAGTATATTATAGGTTTAGGGGTCAGCTAACATTTTCGGCACTGCCGAAACTGCCGAACTGCCGAAACCCGCTCGCCCTCGACGCCACACCGCCGCATCCTGCCCGCGCCAGTGCCATGTCTCTGCTCGACGTCGTTCGGCATAGCCGAAACTGCCGAACACTGCCGAACGCTGAATGTCTCGGCTTGATCGCTTTCGGCATTGCCGAAACTGCCGAACGCTGGCGCCAGCTGGCTGCGCGCCTGGCGTGGTGTTACGTTATAACATACCGCCTGGCCCTGGCGGGATGCGATGTGCAATAGATTGTATGGCGTATACAGTCAGCCCGCGGCCCATTGCCTGTAATAGATTGTATAATGCAGGCAGCCGGGGGGAGGGGGCCGGCGGGCCGCCCGGTCCAGGGCCGGAGGGGCTACAAACAAAATTTTTTCGTAGAAATTTTTTGCAACACAGCTTGTTGCAACGCGCCATTTGCACCCGCGTCACACAACATGGTACAAGCGGGCATGTCGATCTTCTCCCTCCCGTATGAGCCGCGGCGGCTGCAAGCGACGGAAGCGCGGCTGGAGGCCATCTACAACGCGGCGCGCAAGGGCCTGCGTGGGGACACGCTGGCGCTGGCCGCCGGAATGCGCCCCGCAGAGTACCGCAGCCTCTGCGAGTTCGACCCGCTGGCGGCGCTGGCCGAGGAGAAGGGGCGCGCCGACGGCGAGATGGAGATGTCGGAGGTGCTGCACACCGCCGCCCGCGAGGGCGACGCCAAGGCGGCGCTGGACATCCTCAAGCACGTCCACGGCTGGGTGGCAAAGCAGGCCGTGACGGTCGAGGTCAACCAGACGATCTCGATCACGAACGCGCTACAGGAAGCGCAGCGCCGCGTCATCGAGGGCGCCGCAGAGTCCGTCACCACCATCGAAGACGCACAGCCCTACCCGGAGCGCGTTCGTGCAGACGGTTAAGTACTCGCCCGACGACGAGATGGAGCTGATGAGCCGGCTGTGGACGCCGGCCATTAAGGACAACCCGCTGAAGTTCGTGCTGTTCGCCTTCCCGTGGGGCCAGAAAGGCACGCCGCTGGAACACTTCCAGGGGCCGCGCAAGTGGCAGCGCGAGGTGTTGCAGAACCTGGCTGACCACATCCGCAGCAACAACGGCAAGGTGGACTTCGACACCTTCCGCATGGCCATCTCGTCCGGCCGCGGCATCGGCAAGTCGGCGCTTGTCTCCTGGCTGGTCATCTGGATGCTGACGACCAGGATCGGCTCGACGACCATCGTGTCGGCTAATAGCGAGGCGCAGCTTCGCTCCGTCACCTGGGCCGAGATCACCAAGTGGCTTTCAATGAGCCTCAACAGCCACTGGTTTGAGGTCAGCGCGACGCGCGTCATGCCGGCAAAGTGGCTGACGGAGCTGGTCGAGCGCGACCTCAAGATGGGCACGCGCTACTGGGGCGTCGAGGGCCGGCTGTGGTCGGCTGAGAACCCCGACGCCTACGCGGGTGTTCACAACTTCGACGGCGTGATGCTGATCTACGACGAGGCCAGCGGTATCGACGACACCATTTGGTCGGTCGCTGCGGGCTTCTTCACCGAGAACACGCCGCACCGCTTCTGGCTGGCGTTCAGCAACCCCCGCCGCAACGCGGGGTACTTCTACGAGTGCTTCCACTCCAAGCGGGACTTCTGGGGCACGAAGATTGTGGACGCCAGGTCGGTCGAAGGCACCGACAAGCAGGTCTACCAGCAGATCATCGACGAGTACGGGCCGGACAGCACCCAGGCCCACGTCGAGGTCTACGGGCAGTTCCCCAACGCCTCCGACGACCAGTTTATCGGCGCCAGCTTGGTGGACGACGCCATGCGCCGCCCGGCGTACAAGGATCCGTCGGCGCCCGTCGTGCTGGGGGTGGATCCGGCGCGGTTCGGCAGTGACAGCACGGTGCTGGCCATCCGCCAGGGGCGCGACGTCGTCGCCATCAAGCGGCACAAGGGCGACGACACCATGACCGTCGTCGGCCACGTCATCGAGGCCATTGAGACGTACAAGCCAGCGCTGGTGGTTATCGACGAAGGCGGCCTAGGCGCCGGCGTCGTGGACCGGCTCAAGGAGCAGCGGTACAAGGTAAAGGGGGTCAACTTCGGCAACAAGTCAAAGAACCCGGTGATGTGGGGCAACAAGCGCGCCGAGATGTGGGGCGAGATGCGGGAGTGGCTTAAGACGGGGTCAATCCCGCAGGACCGCTTCCTCAAAAACGACCTGACCGGGCCGATGATGAAGCCCGACAGCAAGGGTACGATCTATCTGGAGAGCAAGAAGGACATGAAGGCCCGCGGGCTGGCCAGCCCCGACGCCGCCGACGCCATTGCCGTCACCTTCGCCTTTCCGGTGGCCCATCGGGAATATGTGGACAGAACCCTGCGGCGCAATTATGCTGCGGGCGGCATACAGACGTCTTGGATGGGATCTTAAGACATGTCGAGCAACACCAAGCCGATTGGCGTCGCCTACGAAGACCAAAACATTGTCGGCGCTGATACCGTCAGCGCAACAACCGTCAGCGGCACTGACGTCAACGGCGTGGACATTTACGCCTCCGACGAGATTGGCTACGCGGCAGCCGCGCAGAGCACCGTCACGCAGTTGACCGACAAGTCCACGGGCGTGACGATTAACGCCTCAGCGGGCCAAATTACGATGAACAATGCTACCCTCAACGCTACTACCAATGTTGCGTTTACTATGACCAACAGCAAAATATCCGCCAAAGATTTAGTGATTGTCAACGTGGCTGGCGGCGTGGCGTCAAATGTAACCTACAACTGCTGGGTTTCAGGCCACACGGCTGGTTCTTGCGCGTTTGTCCTGCGTAACATCTCAGCCGGTCCGTTATCCGAAGCCGTCGTGTTGAACTTTGCCATTATCCATTGCGTGTAAGATGCCAAAAAAAAGCGTATCGCTGGCCGTAGGCCGCGGCGAGAAGCTACCGACGAGCAAGGGCGCCGGCCTGACTGCAAAGGGCCGGGCCAAGTACAATCGCGAGACGGGCTCCAACCTCAAGCCCCCGGCGCCCAGCCCCAAGACCGAGGCTGACAAGGGCCGCAAAAAGTCCTTTTGCGCCCGCATGGCGGGTGTGGTAGCCAAGTCGGAGAACGCCGACCGCGCCAAGGCAAGCATGAAAAGGTGGAAGTGCTGATGGCCAAGCCAGGTCTTTACGCTGCAATCCACGCCAAACGCGCCCGCATCGCCGCCGGCTCTGGCGAGAAGATGCGGAAGCCCGGCAGCAAGGGCGCGCCCACCGCGGCTGCGTTCCGCGAGTCTGCCAAGACTGCCAAGCCCGCGAAGAAGGGTAAGTGACATGCCTCTGGTGAAGTCCACCTCCAAAGAGGCGTTTCGCAAGAACGTGAAGGCTGAGATTGCCGCCGGTAAACCGGCCAAGCAGGCGGTCGCAATCGCGTACTCGACCAAGCGCGAAGCGGCCAAGAAGGGCAAGAAGTAAGCATGGACCGGCCAACGGTATCCCGGCAGGAGGCGATAGCTGCTGGCGCAGCGCGCTACTTTACGGGCGTACCCTGCCGTAACGGGCATGTGGCCGAACGCTATACCGCTAACAAAACTTGCTGCGAGTGCGGCAACGCAATTGCAAATAGAGCGAAGGCTAAGGACCGCCAAAAGTACACCGCATCTTCTGTGGCTTGGGGTCGCGCTAACCCTGCTAAACTGGCGGAATACCAGCGGCGCAAAACCGCAAAACGCCCCGCGCAACGAAATTTATGGACTGCCAACTACCGAAGCGCAAAAGACGCGCGCCAACCGCAGTGGCTTTCTCTCTCGCATTTGCTTGAGATGGAGTCCGTCTACACCTACTGCTTCGCGCTTCGTAGCATTGGTTTAGACTACCACGTTGACCACATAGTGCCCCTTCGCGGCAAAACCGTTTCCGGGCTACATGTGCCTTGGAATTTGCAGTTGCTTCCTGGCCGAGAAAACATGAGCAAGGGGAACTCGTTCAGTGGCAGCTAACGACGTTCAAGCAGCGGGCAAAGTGTCCGACTCTGACGATACGGAGCGTCTGTCTGTTATGCGGCGCCGCTATACGCTGGCAATTTCAGCGTATTCGGACAGCCGTGAAGATGAGTTGGACGACCTGCGCTTCATGGCGGGCAGCCCGGACAATATGTGGCAGTGGCCAGCTGACGTGCTGGCCACCCGCGGGTCGGTGCAGGGCCAGACGATCAACGCCCGCCC